GTTAAGAATTCACCTGAGCATGCAAACCACTCTATACTAATAGATGGACTACCCACCACATCATATTGTGTACAGTCTAAAGGAGCTTCTGTAGTGGTTGTTGTAGTTGTTGTTGGAGGTACTTCTGTAGTGGTGCTTGTTGTAGTAGATGTACTAGTAGACGTACTAGTTGATGTACTTGTAGTGGTTGTAGAAGAAGTTGATGTTGTGGTGGTACACTCTCCACTTATTGTAATATCTATGTAATTGGTGCAAAGTGCACTATTAGACATCACCCTAATAATAGTGGTTCCATTAGGAACCAGAGATGTTGTGTATCCAGATAAAAGAGCCGCTTTACTCACACCAGTCTCGAAAGCTGATACAAACCCATCAACATCTGAGTAGAGATTGAATGGGCCTGTATCAGTTCCAGCTGTTGTTAATGTTATTGTTACAGTCACAAATCAGTTGTTTAGACAGTGGTTGTAGTGGTAGTTGTTGTAGGACAGTTTCCTAATGTTTCTAATGTAACACCAGGTAATGGTGGAACTACAACAGATCCTGTACAAGCACAGACGTAAATAGTACCAAACGCACCAACCACAGCAGTTGTATAAATACCACCACAAGAATAGTAAATAATCTCTGCAGGAGTAATTGTACTGTTGTTTACAGAGTAAAACTCACAAGAAGGACATGCTATTGTAGTTGTAGTGGTTGTTGTAGAGCTAGTGCTTGTGGTAGTTGTAGTAGTTGTTAAACTATTCACCAGTGTTTGAAGAGCTGTAATTTGACTCTGCAAATCACACACCTCAGCATCTATTTTTTGTAGAGATACAGTGACTGTATCACATGTATGAATTCCTGTACAAGGCAGGTTAGGACCACTATAGCACACATTATCTGTTGGTGTACATGGAACATTACAGGGATCTACAGGAGCGTAGTTAGGTTGATTGCAACAAGACATTATATAATTATTTTAAACTATTAAGGAATATACATGATATAGTAACATCCAAGACCAGGCTGGAAGTTCGGGTGACCTAATCCTCCTCCTGCAGAACCAACACTGACTGCCACAGAAACTCCTGTAACTGCTGTGTTTGTGGTGGTTGACGAACTTTTTGTACCATCTTGATCCATGTAATCAGCAACCGCTCCTGGCTCATCTGGATCAGAAAATCCAGGTGCATACGCAAGAGTGTGTGTATGTCCAGGGTCAGTTACAGTGGCTGTAGCTGAGTGAGAGTGAGCAGCAATCTGAGCAGGGGTAAGTACAATAGAGTTGGCTCCTTGTGTTCCTAGTAATGTATAAGAAGGATTTCCAGCAACCGCAGGATCAACAGCAGGATTGAGGGGTCCTCCACCCATGCCTGTTGTAGTACCTACAGGTACACGCCCTCTTTTATCAGGAGTTCCGTTGTTACCATTACAGAGGTAGATTTTATCAAAAGCACCAATACCTGCACCAGATACATCGAAATTACCAGTCAGTGAACCATAGTATTCAACAACAGTGAAAGGCACCATTCTATCCTTGTATGAAGTAGTAGGAGAAGGTGGTGTACAAGCTGCCACTAGAGCGCACAGTTCTGATTTCTTTACATAGTTAGTTTCAACATCTATTACAAAAGCATCAAAGTCAGCAATGTGTGCACAGAGCTTTGTAATTACTGCCTGAAGGATGGCATGAGTTCCAGAAGTGGAAGTTACACCATCTAGACATCCTACAGTGTAGGGTCCTTCTAGTGCAGCAAAGTCATCCTCTAGAGCAGTAACTCGTGTGTCTAGCTCACATACAGCTTTGATAATAGCATTGATTACATTAGGAAGTGTAAGGTCTTCACAGGCTACTAGATTCTTATTAACAATCTCACAAATGATTTGTGGGTTAATGTCTAGTTTAATACCTGTACCGTTTAGTGTAGAGACAAGAAATCCAATCAATGCTTGCTCTACATAAGAGAGCGAATCACCAGTTTTGATTCCCAAAATAGGAACATCAATACCTGTATACTTAACACACTGATCAGAAACAATCTCTGTACATCCGTTATAGCAATTTGAGCAAGACATTTATCTAAATTTTAGAAGTTTAATTCTGCTGGCAATCATGTTCACAGTGAACGCAGCATTATAATTTGGATTGCAATATTTATATGTAAGAATTCTCCTGTAGTTCAGGAGATCCAACATTGTTCCACCAGGAACAGGTTGGTTTAGAATAAAGACAATATTATTGTACAGATTGCTTGCTAAGTCAGCTAACTTGCAGTCAATCTCAGCAATTAATGCTGGGATATTAGCACATTCTGGACAATTTGTAAGCCTGGGTGATAACATTTGTTATAATTTTTCGTCCTTGTTTAGTGGCTGCATTGCACAGCCCACAAAGACCGTTAATCAATTGACATCCACACCCAACATTAGCTCCACAATTTCTACACTTTGCCATATTAGTAGAAGTTTATTACGTAGTTATTTCCAGAGCAACCACAGTTATTTCTGAGGAAGTTGTCAAGCATTATGTCTGCTTGGTTGTATAGTTTCATTGCTTCATCTACAGCACAGTTATTAGCTGCTGCTATAGAGCCTTGAATGAAGAAATAGATAGAGGTGAGGTTCACCTTTGCTTGTGTTTTAATAGCTCTATCACATTCCATCATATCAAGCTTCATGAATGCGCCATCAAACTTTTCTTGTAATCTCTCAACACGCATAATTGACTTTTCTACAAAGTTTACATATGCAGGTGCCACTGAGTATTTTAGAAAATACACACCATCAGGAAGTGGTTGATCCACTCCTGGTGCAGTGATACCCAAGTTTGAAGAGTTGAAAACATTAAAATCGTTAACGCTGAAAGGTCTAAATACAATACCAAAACCAGGAACATTAATCTCAATAGTAGCTCCAGAAACAACAGGAGGGTTTGTAGGATAGACAGATGCATCAGCAACTCCCAACGTAAGTGTGTTATACGTAGGAATCACTAGTATGTCTAATTTCAAGTCTGCCATGTTGTTTTAAATAAATAAGCCAGAGGATCTGAGTTTGTATCCTCTCACCTCTGGCTTAGGTTAATATGAATGTTTCTATGTCTACCCTACTATTATGGGATCAAAGTTGATGTACTAGTAGTAGTGGTAGTTGGAGTGGCAGTGGTGGTAGATGTAGTGGTGATACAAGAGTTATCAGCAGTTACAGTACCAAGACCAGCCTCAAGAACAGCCTCAATCAATCCACCAATTGGGTTCGCAGAACCATTGGATTGTGTTTGAGGAGTAGCAATGATTACAGTGCTGTCTTCAAAGATGTAGTCACCCCATTGATAAGTAGATTTGTCATAAGTGTTGAACTTGATGTAGTAAGTGTCATAAGTAACACCATCACTTACCCAGCTTTCAAAGTTCTCGTTATAACCATTCATTCTGTAGAGGTGCTTCAAATATCCAGCCTGATAGCTGTAGAAGTTCTTCTCCAATTGAGCAATCTCAGCAGAAGTACCAACAGCGTAAGAAGAACGCTGAATGATTACAGGAACTGCTGCAGTGTTACAAGCATCAGCAACGATGAAGTCAGCTGTAGTTGCAGGTCCATTGATAATGAACGTACGGAACCACATGCGGTCATACTCGAAAGGAAATGCTGCCACATCACAAGGCTGACCATATTTAGTAAGAGGCTTACCAGTGATACGGAGAACAGCGTTTTGGTCGTTACCAATTCTCTGGAACTCATAGAAGTCAGAGAATGTGATGTTGTCAGGGTTGTTACCAGGAGCTTGCAACAAGAAGTGATAGATGATGTCATCGATCAAAGCAGGCACATCAACGATAGTGCAAGGATCGCCACCACACTCACAACAAGGAGCGTTTACAGTTACTGAACGAGTGAAACCGTTGAAATACAGAGTGTCTAAGTAGCTAGAGTGAGCACGCAAAGTTACAGTGATAACATCACCACACTGTACGTTCCAATCTCCAACCTCTGTAATCTGAGTTACAGGAGTAGGACAACCAACCACTTTGTACCACTCAGTTACGTTGCTATTGCAACCAGCACCTGAAGGACAACCTTTAATCTTATCAGAACGCTTAGAGCCTTGCAGATAAGTGTTAGTACGGCCCTGCGCAACATAGAAATAAGGAGCAGCAGCGATGTTACCAGCTGTTGCAAGAGTGTAGTCATTGCGGAATATACCCACCTGACCTGCTGTTAAATCTTGCGTAGATCCAGAGCTAGGGAGCGCAGTTTGCCCTACTGGTACTACGAACAGCGTAGTTAATGAAAAATCAGCCATTTTGTTTTATTTTAGGTGATTAAAAAATCTATTCGTTTGTCTGTATCCTGAATTGTGCACTTTGAACAGCAGATTGGTTCTCAGTGTACATTGCAAGGTTTTGTACTGTTAAGTCTAACAGCTCATCCTCCAGATATAGTTCAAGTTCGCAGTCTTGATCAAATGATGGTTCTCCATCTAGCATGATATATCCTGTCTTATTTATATACAAAGGATAACGCATGTAGGACATGTAAATCTTGCTCGGAGTGAAGGTACCATCAGTGAAGATGGATATTTCATCTGTAGAGAGGAAGTTGAAAGTCTCTTGATATTCAAAAGAAGGCTTGTAGTGATCATTGTTCAGAATGAACTGTAAGTCACCATGTTTAGCCAAGTCTCTGTTAATCCAGATCTTTCTATCCTTACACACCCCTTTGTCAGCTAGTACATATGCATCAATATAGAACATGTACTTAGGAACAAGTAGGTGCAGATTAGCAAACCATTGATTTAGTTCAGCGTTCTTGAGAGTGAGAGCAAGAGGTTGACTGTTGTAAGTGACCACTAAGCTTTGGAGGTCCTCATAACGCTTCTTAAAAGCATCGAGACCCATTCCACTTATTACACTAAAACCATCAACCTTTTGTTTTATCAGCTTAATCTGGGCCTCATTGAGAGCCAGAATTTTATCTTCTAAGTTTATCTGCTGGTGTATATTGGTCGATAGTTTATTTAGTTTTTGGTCAATCTTATATAATAAACTATCTACTGGTATCATACTGCAGCTAATTTCTTAGATTTCAACTTACCTTCGAGAGTCAAGAGCAAGTCTTGGTTATCATCGTCAGCAAGCAGTTTAATTAAATCATCTTCATCCTTAGCTACTTCAAACTCACCTTCATAAATCTTACCATTTGGTCGAGCTCTATAAATAGAATGTGTAAGAGCTTGTTTCACTAAGTCTTTGATATGGAGTAAGTTATCCTTCATATCTGCGAAGCGTGTGAACACTTCAACAGGATTTAACCCTTGATACTTACCGTTTTTAAACTCGGTTTGTTTGAGGACATTATCTACAAGATTGTAAACAGCTTCCTCTTTAGTATCATCAGTTACAGGTAATCCCAACAAGCGTGCCACTTTTCTTTTTCTCTCAGGGGTCATATTGTCAAACTTGACAATAGCCTTATTGATAAGTTGCTTCTTCTTGAACATCACTGCGTTCTCAATATCCTCGTCAGCCACATAAAACTGTGTATCTGCAGGAAATTCACCACGCTCCCAAGCTTGATAAGAACTTGCAATTGTGGGGTGAACACGCAACCAAGAGAAAGCTATTTCCTGAAGAGGAATAGAAAGATCAAAGAAGTTGTCTCCATCTAGCAGCTTTACAGGCTGAACGTGCAAAGTGTCATTTGTAGATGTGGACATTCCATAGTTCCAGAAATTAGAACGAGGACCTAGATCAACATCTCCTAAAGCAGCTTGTAACTTGTCTCTTAAAGCTGTTACACGTTCAGTCTCCATTTCTCTCTCTAGAGGATCAGAGATTCTGCGTATGTAAGCAGCATCAGGATCAATACCTGTGCGGTATTTACCATCAAGTTCTTTGTAAGGATACTTAAATACCCCTGTTCCAGGGATACGTGTAAGCCCTCTTAAAGACAGGCCACCTTGCATTGTTTGAAGTTGTGAGTTATTATACTCCTTCTTAAGTGTTGAGATTTTACCTAACTTACCCATATGTAGTTTATTTATTTGGTTTATTAGCAGAGATGTGAGGACCGAACCTCGCAGCAATTGGGAGACACCCCAATTCTCACCTCTGTAGTTTGAGAAGAGCTCCCCCACTCTGAAGTGGGGGGCATTCTCTCCTCGGTAGTTTATAAGAACAGCGTATAGCTGTATTCTTATTAGAACTGTGGAATTTCTTCAATAAGAACTGTACGAGACAAGTCCTCAATGAATACATCACAACGGTCTTTCATCCAGATTTCATATCCTGGGAATTTGTTCGCAGAGCTCATACCCTGAGACTTAGCAAAGCCTAAGTGGTGGCGAGTTCCATCGATATATCCCCAAGTCATAGAAGGTGCACCCTTCATACGAACTTCACGGATGTTGTTAACCATAGAGCCATCAGACATTGGAGATACGTCGAACACCATGAATACAGGTGTAGACTTCTTGTTCTGTCCAAATTCTAGGTTAGATTGAGGAAGGTCAAGTTCTTTCAGGTGAATCAGTTCAACACGACCAGTCTCACGAGTAACCATTGCATCGAATGCAAAGTTGTAAGTGATGTGTTGTCCTTCTCCCTGCATGTAACGGTTTCCGCTATCAGCCATGAAGGTAAGACCACTGTTCAAAGCGTCTGTCTTCAAAGCTTGTTGGAACACGTCAAAACCTGCTTCGTTAGTATACATTTTAACACGACGGTCTTTAACATCCACACGACGATAGAACAGGTCACCAAACACAGAACGGATCAGGTTGGCAGTAAATTCACCACGGTTGTATTGAACCAGGTTACCGTTGTTACGCATGCGGTGGTAAACACCAGCAGAAGTACGCTTAAGTTCTTGCTTGCTACCGTTAGTCTTAACAGTACCAGGACGAGACCAAATCATACGCTTAACTTTCAACTCAAGCATAGATTTACGCATCCAGAACTCAATAAATGGCTCCCATTTAACATCGTTACGAGTTAAAGGAAGTTGGTTACGACGCTGAGGTGCATATACAAGGATATCCAAAGGACGTCCTGCAGAGTCACGCATCATTTTGTCATCAGCCCACTCAGTGATTTTGTGCTCAAAACCATATGCAGAACCTAAAGATTCAAACATTGTGATTTGCTCACCCAAACGAGGAAGACCTAACAAATCTTGATCGAACTCACCAATTGCAGCATCAACCAACTCAAGCTCGATACCTACTTGTAAGAAAGTAGAGCTAACGAAATCTACAGTTGGGTTGTCTGTAACCAAAGTGAAGCTATAAAGGAATCCCATGTTCCAAGGAATTGGGTCCTTAATAACGTAGAAACGAGGACCATACTGACGGCTACCAACAGAAACGATTGCGTTCTTAGAGAACTCGTTTGTGTCAAGTACCAATTGGAACTCTTGTCCATCGATACCAGGCTTGCTCAACTCAAGAGTTGAGTTAGGTACATCGATGATTTTGGGGAATTTGTAGGGAACAGCTACTTGCCATTTCCAAGCATCGCTATTATTATCAATGTAATAAGGCGTGCTTTTGTTGATCATGTCAAGGAAGTCATTGCTGTACAGAGAGCTCTGCGTATAGAGACTGATGATCTTCTTGTCGTAATCAGCAGGCTCAGTTGAGTGAAAGCTCTCCAGGTGGTTAGCGTCAGTTAGCTTACCTACAGCACGCTTGTCCATAGAAGCGACACGAGCATACGTGAAGCCAGTTAGACCTGGGATTGTTTGAATTGCCATTTTTTATTCTTTTGTGTTTATGAAAAAATTATAAAAACCATGAATTTTGTTTAGAAGGCTGAGAGCCACCGCTAGTTGTTGACTTAGTTTTAGTCACCTGTCTAGCCACTTCCCCAAACAGCTCGTTTGATTTCTTAGAAACGCCTGTTCTTTGGATGGTAGATAGTGTAGGATCTTTTTCTAAGATCTTCAGTAGCAATGCAACCTTCACTTTAGTTGCATGGTTTTCAGGTCTTTTCAACTCTAAGATGGTCTTATCGAAATCTGTGAGAGTTTCTCCTGTTGCTGTCTTATACTTATCTACCAGCAGGAAGTCTTGTAGTTCGTTGGCCAACTTAGGGTTGATGGGTATTCCGTCAAACTCCTTGGATTTCAGCTTATCCTGAAGGACTTGCTGAACGTTATTAATATACTGATTCTTTACAGCTTGTTTCTGTTGTAGCTCCACCTCAGCCTTTTGCTCCATTTGGGCAAGTTTCTGGGCTTCCTTCTTAACCAACACCTTGTGGTGTTTTGTTGCTACACTTTCTAAATCACCGTAGTTTTTGAGTCTTTCAACCTCTGTGTTGATGTCTTCAGGCTCAAATCCTTGATCAGCTAGAGCTTGCTTAATGACTGACACTTGATTATTCTCTTGTGACAAGTCCATATCAGCGAAGCTTACAACATTGTTATATGTACCAAAGTATTCCTTTGGATTAACACCTTTTACGAATATAGCATCGAACGCTTGTTGATAATCTTCACCAAACTGACCAATGAAGTTTTGTACCATTTCAACAGCTCCTTTCTTCTTCTCACTTTGGAAGCGTTCAAGGAACTCTTCAGGAGTGGATATACTTACATCTTCTTCATCCTCATCCTGTGAAAACACACCAAGTTTGAAGAGGTCGCGGGACAGAGCTGTAAATTGACTCACTTGCTCATCTCCACCTTCTGCATCATCTGTTTCTTCAGCAGCAGGTTTAGCTTCAGCAACAGGAGCTGCGGGAGCTTTCTTCTTAACTGGTTGAGGATCAGCTTCTTCTGCATTATCCTCATCCCCAGCATTATCTCCCAAGAAGCTAGAAATCAGGTCTTGACCTGAAAGTTCTTTACCATCTTCTTTAGGAACAATCTCTTTACCCTTTGGAACATCTGGTTTTGCATCTGGTGTAGAGGGTGTAGCCTCTTTTACAATCTCCTGAAGTTGATCAGGACTGCTTGTAGAAGTTTCAGGAGCTAAAAGGTCATTAAGAAGCTCCGTACCACCAGGACCCATTTCCATAGTGTTCTCAATACTAAAGTTGCCAAACGATGGCGTCTCAAGGTTCTCAGCCATATGTAGTTGTTTTTGATTGGTTTATGAAACGTAAAAGTATATAATAGCTATTGAATAACAAAGAGTTAGATGGCTATATAGACCATTTTCATGGATAATATAGCATTAATGTTTTTTACTCTAACTAAATCACTTTAGTTCTACCCATCTAAAGCCCATTTTCCACAGGAACCTGGCTGTCAAGGAGGACTCTTTTCTCACCCTGGTTTCGCTCCAGTCAGGATGTTTTAGGTGGAAATGCTCATGGAGGAGGTAGAGAAGATACCTATATCCTGTTAGTCCTTGGTCTATACTAATCTTATTTTCTTCCATCCAAGCTATACCCCAAGCTCTTTCCTTACCTAACTTACGGTGTTCAACCTTATGTGGATTCTTTATTTCCATATTGACTTCCCTCAAATATCTCTTTAAGAGCCTGATAAGTAATTAATAATGACATCTTTTTTATCCCGTTCACCATCTCAACTTCTTCCTCAGACATGAGAACGGTGTCCATGTCCTCAATCACACCCATAGCCTGTATGCAAGCTGTGATGTCTTCATGAGGAATAGGATCAAAAGGGAAAATCTCGTCTGTTATAATCTCCTCTTTATCCATTAGTCTTTCTTAGGTTTTTTAGCTCTTCCCTTTGCATTCTCTTTAGCTATGGCTAAGTCGTTCTTCTGGTTCTCTCTAGCCACCTGCAGTTTCTCTTTTTCAAGAGCTAGCTTCTCAGCAGCCAGTCTATTCTTTGTGTTGATGTCAGCCATCTTCATCTGGTAGTCCTTTGCAGTTCTGTCTCTTTCTGCACTTATCTTACTGATTTCCAGCACATCAGGAGTTCCTGACTCATCTACATCAGACAGACCCATACCCATAGACTTAGCTTCAGCATTGATTAGGGCAATCTCTTTCTTGTTTATGCGATCAAGCTCGTTCTGGTAGTTATCATTTGCAATATCCTGCTCTTTCTGTATTTGAGCTTGTTGCATTTGAGCTTGAGCAATTTGAGCCTGTTGATCAGTTTGTTGCTGTTGGATTTGCAATTGTTGCTGTTGCATTGCATCTTGTTTGTCACGAAGAGTTTTAAATACCTTCTTCATTTCTCTCATAGACTTAGTGCTGTACAGCTCGATCACGTCGTACAGAGATCCACCATTCTGCATCAAAGGCTGTGCCAGCTGACGAAGCTCATTGAACATCTGTGTATCCTCAGGACGATTTGTCAAGAACACCTTCAGGTCACGAAACTTTAAGTCAGAACCATTAACAGAAACAAAAGCTGATTCACCCTCGCTAGTAATATAACTGAGTGTAGACTGAGGCTTCTTAGATTCTACATATAGAGCTGCATCAATAATAGCTTGATAGAGCTGACCCATTACATATTCGTGAGCTATAAATAAAGGTTCTGTTTGAGCGTAAGACTGTTGAACAGCTGTGTTTACACCTGTAGCAGACTCACTGGCTGTAACAGATCCCATACGCTGTCTACTCATCCCCACGAGTTCCCAACATTCGTTCTTTAATTGTTGAGCTAGTGTATAACGAGATTGGATTTCCTGTGTACGTGTGAGGTCAATATCTCTAAACTGGTTGAAGCTTGAAGGACTCTTCAAGTTCTCAGGGCTATCGTCAATAAAGACAACACCCCTGTTTCTTGCTTCTAATTCCCATATATCCAAAGCATCTTGGGCATCACCATCCTTAGGAACAGGAATATGTCTGATGGATGTTAAATACACCTTACCCACTTCTTTCTCTAGTAGCTTATAGAGCTGGTTCATACATACGTTGTACAGCACCTGGAAAGGCTTCATCAAATCTACCAGAGATTTAGCTTCTGTGTTCTTCACCTCAAAGGTTATACCAATGATAGGACAATAATTAAGAAGCTTAAAAGGTTTAACGTGATAGATGTCTGGACCAATTTTTGTACCCTGATACCACTGGTTAATCCATCCCCACTCTAACGATTGTTGTGTGGGCATTGTACCACTCTTATAGTTTTCATCTACAAGAACAGATTGCTCGTTACCAAGCTCATCTAAATAGATGAGTTTACCAATCTTCTTCTTACTTAACCAGTAACAACGAACAACAACATACTTATATCCAAAAGAACTAACATTAGATGTTAATCCTAAGAAGTCTTTTAGTCCATCATTATTCTCCTTCATTTCTGATTCAATAATCATACGTGTTTGAAGAACAAGAGGATCGAATGTATCATATGTCACTGAGTCAATACCAGGGACAGCATTGGGATTACCTAGATTAGATTCACGGACGTTAATAAGTCCATAGTCTTGGAGAGAACTTCTTAGATGGTCTATCTCTTCTTTAGTGAGATCAGGAATGCTTTCAATGATTTCTGAAAGCTCCATAACTTGCACTGTACCAGCGGCATAAGCACCCTGTGCTCTACCTGTAGGGTCAGAAATATACTTCCTATCAGGAGTTGTAAGAAACCAAGTGTTCTTTGGGTTAGCCACCTCGATGTTAAAACCGAGCTTTGAGTTGTCTTCATATATATGATAGAATTCTCTTCCAGAAATTAGCATATCACGAAATGCATCTTCGCTCTTTTCCTTTACATTGAATTCAGCTTTCTGGCATGTAAGCACGTGGTTAGCCCACTTTTCAGCTACAGATGTATAGCTATCCAAAGTGTCTTTTACATCATCCATTGTCATTTGCTGCACCTCTTCATCAGACAGTTCTTGACCATTCATAGCAGCATTTGCCAAGATTTGTTGTTTAGCTTTTCCTAGAACATATTGCTGAAGAATCTCTGTTTTAAACTCAAGCTCTTCAGACTTACTATCATCATCAAAAGCCTTCACCCTGAATGTGTCAGGACGCTTGCTTATTTCACCAACCAGTTCATTAACAGGAGTGGTGATGATGGAGTACATCTTAACATAAGCAGGCAATTGTAGATCAGCTGTAAGTACGTCTGTGAATGAACGCACTTGTGGTTCCTGATAGAAGTCTTCCATCCTCAGGATACCCTTCATTAGGTCATAGTTTTTAACAAACGTGTCACGGTTCTTTACATACTCAGCATACGCTTTGTTTGCAAAGTAGTCCATGGTGTTTTTAATCCAGCTTTCATCTTGCTTCTCCTTATCTGTCTTAAACTGGTCAGGGAAGATGTTAAGATAGGCATACCTAATGGTAGCATCTTTGGTATATCTTATAATTGCCATTATGAGAACAATTTACTTTTTTTCTTTTGGAATAACCCTCTTGATTCTGTGAACAATTGGTTTTTCTTATTTGGTCTAAAGAATGCTTTTAATCTGTCATCTCCTGATCCTCCCACCTTTCCAAGTATGGGGTCCATTTTAAGAGCTTGTGCAATAGCTAACTCTGCTGCTACAATACGGTCAAAGTTACCTTGATCGTTATACTGAATAATCTCTTCTAGCAGAACAGGATCAAATATCTTTGACACACCTAGCACCTCTTTAATGATATCACCATCTTCGTTCTTTTCTTGATACACTACAGCCTCCATATACTTCTTGAGACAGTTGTGCAGATAGTCTCTTATCTTATCTGCTGAGCGGTGCACCCCATACTCACGTTTAACGGTGGTACCAGGCACCACTTCTTTCAACCACTCAGGTTGTTTTTCGAGGTAGTGTGCATCTCCTTTTGCTTTCATATATTCTATGAAGGAGATATCATCATTTTCACAGAGCGTTCGTGCATTATAATATTTGATAAGAAGTCTAGCCTGTTCTTCCCAGGTTTCTTTCTTATCAGGTCTTGCACAATACGAAGCTACGAACATATCTTGGTATTTCTCACCAGTTATGTCGTGCATTCTCTTATAAATATATACAGACCCTAAAGATGTAGAATAAGCAGCTTGTCCTTGTCTATAAGGGTCAACTCCTGCTACATAGAGTCCGTATGGTGGGTTTTCTAAAGGAAACTCATATACAACTACAGGAGCATCCTTCAGATCAGTATTCTTAAGAGGGAAGTTAGTGATGGGTTGTTTGTCTGTAAACTCATGACTTATCTTCTCTCCATCATGGAACAATATAACAGGAGTACCTGTGCGTTCTTGACCAATGAGTCTAGCTTTCTGACGTTTAGCTGCCTCAATATCAAATATGTTAGTGTCCTCATTTAGGAAGATGTCATCCACTTCAAGTGGGTAGTACATCTTCTCTTTTAGGTAGGCCACTCTATCTCCAGCCTTCTTGAGGCGTTCTAGATTACCCTCTGTGATTTCTTTAGCTTTCTCCTCATTACTCACCAACATCTTAACGTTGTGAAGATCGCTTCCTTTAGGCTGTTCCAAAAACGCACCAAGCGTACTTTCTTCCTTAGCCTCCATTCGATATTTATACGAAATAAACAAGCCATGAATACGTTTCTCATCCTTTTCATTATTGTATGTAAGGAAGTTAAAGTTGTCTACATCAAACATTAGACTCTTGGCATCCATGAATCTCTTCATATCACCACCAGTCCCAGTAAGAATTGGAGAACACCCCCATCCGTATGGAGTTGTAAAACCTGGCACAGCTGCCTGAAATCCTCTGAGAAAATTACCCTTACCAATCTCATCAATAATTAGTTTACGTGGTTTGGTACCAGCAATAGCTTCTTCGTTATTACCTTCATCCAAGTTACGGATGAGGATCTGGGAGAACGGAATACGCTCTCCTGATTTAGTCTTAATACCTAGGGTGACTTGGTTTTTCCAGTTGTCCTCAACTCTCTGCCATCTCCATGCTTCAGGCAAAAAGTTAAGGCCCTTGTCCAGCTTATCCGTGATCAGCTTTATATCGGGGGCATTCAACCCAGCGATCACATTCTGGGAATTCTCATCAAATGTAGCGCCCCACCCTATGTAAGAAGCCTCTAAAACAGACTTAGCAAAACGTCGAATTCCTAGTATAACTAGTCCTTTCTTGTCTTGTTGAGCCCTTTCTATTTCGTTTGTTACAATCCACTCATTGTCACGCAATAAGGGATTGGCATATTTCTGTGATATTCTTCCACGCTCATCAATAACATCCACTTCTGTGTGCCAGATGTTAAGGTGCCAGTAGAGAAAAGGGTTAATGAACACCCCGTTCATCATAGCACCATTTAAGCATATATCTCTATGGAAGTCAAAAAAAGGTTTGTACTCTGCTGACTGACGATCAGGAATACGCCCCTGGTTTAAATACCAGTCTCTGTAATCTATGCTTTTTATTTCAGTCATTATCTTCTGCTCCTGAGGAAGTCTTCAGCCATTGAACTCAACTCTCCATTCCCTCTAACTTCCACTTTAGCTTCTTCTTTCTCACGCAGTTTTTCCACAACCTCCAGAAGAGCTAGATAGTTCTTCATTGTTTCCTGGATGAACTTACCCTGTGCCTCAATGCTTGCTATCACCATGGGTAACATACCTCCTTTAGCTGTAGGTTTCCACTCAATCCTGTCCTTCAGTTCATGAAGGGGATTTGCATCTACATAAGCTTTCCACGATGTGAGCTGTTGTTCAGCCCAATCAAGCTCTGTATTTATGTATGTAGTTTTTTTAATAGTCTTCGCCATCTTGCTCTTTTAAAATGTCATCCAGATTCATACCATCCTTAATAATCTGGTCAAGTTCGTTCTCATCTGTATGAGGAACGTCTAGCTCTAGTTGAGACTTATACTTCTCTAGAGCAAATAGCACTTCTTTGTCTGTCAGTCCCCACACGTCTCCATACTCATCAAGCGCAGTGGCTAAGTGTCTACCCATATTGTAATTAGGGTAGGCAGTGTGTAGTTGTTGGAGAATTGTCAGAACCTGACTGTAATAACTTGCCTTTCTCATTAGCTCATTTTACTATCAAGCCAGCGCTTGTAGCAGATAGCTTCTCTAATCCTGGTGAAACAACACTCTTGATTAGTTTAGCTATCTCTTCGTTAGCTAGCGTTTTTACATCTTCTGAAATTCCTGGAGTTGCTACCAAAGCTCCGAGCTTCTCAATAACAATCCATGCTTCTACTATTGGGTTCATATTAATTGGTTTAAATCTTCGTCATCAAGCTTTTTAGAAGGGTCAATCTCCACCTCTATATCAAACTCATTTTCCTCTTTATCTCCTTTGGTATAATATTCTTCCTTGATAGCAATTCCTATGTTATCTTGTAACTCATCAGGAACGCCTATAATATCCACGAAATCAGCGCCTTTGTTCCAAGCGTCTGTAAGCACCTCAATGAATAGCTTCAGAGGTATCTTCTTAAGGGTGATTTCTTGTCTATTTTCCATCAGGATTCATTTCATCTTCTTGATCTGGTGTTACCAGGGCCAACCACTTTTCTAAAGGGCAAGCACAAGATAGACACTTAGTCTTGGCAGCCAGGGTGCATCCACAATGTGTGCAATGATCGTCTGGTCTGACAGTTTTATAGTTCTTTCTGTTTTTGGAGTGGTATTCACATCCAGCACAGATGGCCAACCTTTCTTCACTCGTTTCCGTTATCTTGCTCCTCAACTTTTTGGGCGGCAGCAGGTTGTTCCTCCACCCCTCGTAAATCTGAGAAATCATATATCCTTGGTTTTAAATCTCTTATGTTGTCAAGGGCTGACTGAAGCTTCATGCTGGCGTTCCTCCTTTTGGCTTCTGGCAGCGCTTCGTCATTTGCCTTTTTCTCAAACAGGGCCTTTTGGCTTAGAAACTTCTGCATTGTTTTCACCGCCTTCCCATCATTGAAAAAGAACTTCCCAAACCCACTGATTTCCAAGCTCTTATGCTGAGACATTGCCTCGTTAGCGCTTTGGAACTGATGGTTGACAACAGCCTCTAGCACCTTCTCACTCATTCTCATTTTCACAGCCATTTTCCTAATCAGATATTCCTTGACGGAAAGGCTAACAGGCTTATCAGTGAACAAGTCTGATTTCAAGGGTGATGTCATTATCAAAGTTTAACACGATTTGTGGATTCACCTTCACCTTTGTCCCATCCTTCACCAGCACTCCTATCTTCTTCAGCCTAGAAATGATGTTATTTATGGAGGCATTGGTGGTGCCATATCTCTCACAGAAATCCTTACGTATGTTAGCATAAGAGATGTTACCCCTTACAGCAGCAAAAGCCAGAAGTTGTATTTCTCTTTGTGTTAGCTTCAGATCGTTTACAGCAGACAATAGGGTGTAATACCTTTCAGCAAGGAGGGTGTTATCACTCTCTTGTTTCCTTAGTTTCTGTAATACGACGTTCTTCATAAATTTAGTTAGTACAAAGATAGGAACTATTTATAACATATTCAAATACAATCTTTTACCCTATTGCTATATTATGTCTTATTTCCCTTATTTCTGTCCACCAGAAGGGGATGAAAAAGCTTTATATCTAAAGGATGTATAGAATAATAACCCACCCAACCTCCCCAAAGTTACAACATCCTTCAGATAGGTTCCAAATTTATTTTTTAGTAAAGCCACATCTTGACAAACACTCCCCTATAGTAAAGCTTTAGCTTGACATTCCCCCCCTACCAGGTTTCACGTGAAACAGGTCCCCCCTGTTTTTTACCCTCTGGAAAAACCCCCCTATCCGTGAGGGGGGAGGTTACTCCACACCAAGGACCCGGGGGCAGGTTGCGCGGTGGGAGCCACCCCCCGTGTAATTCGTTAACAAGGAGTCACCTTGTAAAAAACTGTCGAATAATTATGGCACAAGAACTGCGTATCAAATCAGGCGTATGGTCAGAGAAAGGCAATTTCACTGCAAAAACTGCGTACGGTAAAACTTTCTTCATCCACAAGAACCAGATGGCTGAGTTGGGCTACGAGCCTAAGGCTGATGTTAAGTTCCCATTCTATGCAGTGGTTGACACCACTATGATTGGTCAACTTGACAAGAATGGTGACCCTCTGATGGGAGAAGATGGTAAGGCCGTGCAGGTTGCTCGTGAGAGCGCACTGTCCGTGTTCAGCACACTCGAAGAGTTGCAGGCTTGCGCCATCGAAGAGCGTACTATTGGTGCAGACATCGAGATTGCTGTTCAGCAGCACGTTCGTAGCAAGGTTAGCACCAGCGGTCTCAGCGAGTCTGCTGTCAACAGCATTCTTGCCAGTTCATTAGTGTAAGATTAATCGAAAGTCTCCTCAATCAGGGGAGACTTTCTTTATTCCTTATATATATGGGTGGGGAATATGTAATATTCTGTTGGGTGGGACATATTAAGATGCATAACTCATTGATTTTGTGTGAGTTAGTGAGTGGTAGTATAACCCATAGCACCTTTTAGGCCTATAATTACCATTTCTCAATAACCAAAGGCTATATAGCATAAATATAGCATTAATTAGAGCTTAGTGAACAACCACACACATCAACCATACATCTAGGGATAGATACTACATTTAGTGTAGTACATAGAAAAGCTATTCCATGAGACAATCTAGCAGTAGAGCGTCTTAGATGTGTGTATGTTCACTATTAATGCACCATTTCAGCTTCCCAAGTTTATTTGGAATTCTCATAAATAGTTCTTATATTTACATCATGAAAGCAATTTATAAGATAACCAATCCTAATGGGAAGGTGTATATTGGACAGACTAAGAATGTGTCTAGAAGGAAGCATGAGTATAAAAGGATGCATTGTAAGCATCAGGTTATGCTCTATAATTCTATTCAGAAGTATGGCTGGGATAGTCATACGTTTGAGGTGATTGAGTATGTGGAGGATGATTTGGCAAATAGTAGAGAAATCTATTTCATAGAACTCTATAATAGTCTTAATGATGGACTAAACCTAACGCCTGGTGGTATTGGTTATAATATATCAGATGTTCAGAAGAAGAAAATATCCAATGCGCTGCTTGGAGCAAAGAATGTTAGAGCTAAAACCGTATATCAATACGATTTGCAAGGTAATTTAATCAATAAGTGGTTGGCAATGAAAGACATAGAACGAGCTCTCAATTACAAAACAACAGCTCTTTCTGCTGCCATAAGAAAGAAAAGACCAGCTTATGGATTTATATGGTCTCACGGAGATTTTTATTTACCATCACCTAAAAGAGCTAGTGGTGGTGGTAAAACTAAAAGAATATATCAGTATTCTAAAGATGGTGTATTAATCAACACATTTAGCTCAATCACTGAAGCTGTAAAAGCTACAGGATTGAATAGAAGCACCATCAGAAGGAATATTCAAGATATTAGTACAAGTAGATCATCTATTTGGACTAATGAACCTTTGCATTGACAGATGTAATGTAGCTCAAAGATAAATAACGTACAGGTGCTACATAAAATAGTGATAGAGAAACTGTATTACATCTGAGTGCAGAGGGATTACAGTGAATGTAATACATTTAATGTGGGGTGGACACAACCACAGCTGTTATTATGTTATAGGTGTTTATCTGTTCTACTTCATAGAATAGAGGCTTTGATAGTGAGGCTTAAACTATTATTTTTTCCTTAAACCCTTAATAATCAATCATTTAAACCCTTTTTATGAAAATTATGTTTGATGTAAGAAACAACGAGCTTACAGTGTACATACACACATTTACAGCTGTAGACAATCAGATCCTTACTGAGAGACTTCATGTACATAGTGAGTATGATACGAAATGGGAAAATAAGCTGCGTGAGTGGTCAGAGGCTAAGTATTACAAATGGCACAATGATGAAACCATGCGTGGACATGAGACATGTATCACCATACTCAAATTCATGCAGGTGGACTCTGTTAATGATTTCATTATTGATATTAACACATATTTGTACAAAGGAGACACCTTACGTAAGGAAACTGGAGTGCTCATGATTGACTACAAAGACCTTGATATAGATGAAGAGCCAAAATATGATTCTGCAGGCTTTACAGAGCAAGATAGATAAACCCTTATTAATCAACAATTTAAAATGCTTGTTATGAACAATGAAACTATTTACACAATAGTCCCTGAGACTATAGATGGTAAGTCAATAGGGAATTATACACGAGAAGAGCTTGTTAGAGCTAGTTTTTGTTATTTACATGGTGATTTACAAGATAAGGTGGGGGGATATGACATATTCAACATGCTAAGATCTGAATTAGAACCTGGACAGAGGAATGACTATGTACTAACAGATGAGTTTGGACCAGGCATATATTCATGTGTATGCATGGGTGAGCCTTGTACATTCTTCAGATGGAAGCGTATGCACTATAAAGGACTTGTGGTCTTTAATGCAGATAAGGAGTCATACGAATATGCATCTAAATGTTATGAAGAAAGAGAATATTCAATTTAACTTATTATTAATCAACAATTTAAATTCATTTAACATGATTGCACTTCTAATTATGACCATATGGACATTATGTTTCACTATGGCAGTTACAAAGATTGAGAACCTAGGTATTAACAAATGGTGGAAGGGAGGTTTATTCTTCCTTCTGGCACCAATTATTAGCATAGTTGTGCTCGTTGGATGGGGTGTTACAGGCTATATGAGCGATGACTGGGAAAATCTAATGTAAACAATTTAAAATCAACGTATTATGGCAAATTTATGTCATTCAGAGCACGATGAAGCTCTTATCACCTATCCACTTCCTCTAAAAGAGCAAGATGGTAAGAAATTATGGGTTATTAATGGCTACAAAGTGTGGGCTGAAAACTATGAATCAGCTCTTGAACTTGCAGCTATGATTGATACATTTTAATGGCTATCTTTACTAGTAAGCTGATCCTGTAGCTCAGCTGAATAGAGCAACAGCCTTCTAAGCTGTGGGCCATTGGTTTGAATCCAATCAGGATCACGAATTTTCATAAGCCAAGCAATCGTTCGGGCCTGTGTTTCCACACTGGGCCCTTTATTTTTTAATCTATTAAATTAAATAAACATGGAAAAAGCTTCCAAAATCATCCTCATTGTAATTGTAATGCTAGCTTTAATCAATGGGCTAATGTCCTGTGCTACACAAGGATATGGCTGCAAGGGCAAAGGCAAAATCATTACACGTGTTAAACAATTCTAAATCAATTAGTTATGAAAACTATCCTTTTATCCCCTCGAGACTTTATTTTGTTCAAAACCTTAGCCAACCGTATTCACCTTATTTTTATGTATAAAGTGCTGCATGGTGTATTCCATGTAGAGGCTGATGCATTACGTCTTGACGAGTTGGGTTACTAAGGATGAAAGGACAGCTCTGAAATATGGGCTGTTCCTTTTTTATATTTGAATATTTGTAAAGATTCATGCAAACAATAATACATAACACATTTTAAATCAATTAAAAACAAATAACATGGCAATCAACACATTCGTGACTAAAAAGTCAACAAGCAAGTATCCCAAACTTATGACAAGTAAGGATGATGGATATGTTTATTTATTCATAGAGGATGGTTTAGCTATTCCTCTGAACAATCCAGATTATTTCCAAGGATTGGACACAGAGGATATAGCAGACTGGAATATGGATAACTTTGAAGATTTTAATGGTTCAATCACCTTATCAAACTAAAGCATGTTTGCTAGTATTAAACGTTACGCTATGCGTGACATACAATTTAAAGACATGGCACAACAAACAGCAGTAGAATGGTTGTGGAATGAAAGCTTAAAAAAAGAATTACAAGCATCTGACTTTGAACAAGCCAAAGCAATGGAGAAAGAGCAGATAATGAATGCTGCGTGTTATGATCCGTTTCTTGAAAATCTGCCTAAATCAGAGGGAGAGAAATATTATAACGAAACTTATAAAACTAAATAACATGATAGGGACAATCTTTAGAAAGCATGTGGAAAAACATGAAATGGGCACTGCTGGTAAGTCTATGTATCAGAGCTGGAAGGTGGTAGCTGATTTAGGGAATGGTATCTATAACTGCGTACGCGTAGATAGTACAAATGATCCTCTAGGTACAGCTAGCCCTCAAAAGCGTACATTCAAACTGCAGGACATTATAAATCACCTCAAAAATAAAGAGTGATGTTTTACACTGTCGAACTTGTGCTTAAGAGCTATATGCCTAGGCAATTAGAGCCTGGAATGTGGTTTATCACTAAACTCAATCCTGGCACTAGAAAAGAATACACAGAAATATGGGCGCTTGACAAAACTCCCTCACAACCCCTCGAAGAATTTATCGCCATATATGGTGCACCCGTAGAGCCCTATTTAATTTATGATGAACAAGTGATTGCTGAGCCACACGAGATTGGTTGGTGGGACAGTGGACCAGACTATGAAGATCTCAGAGATATTGAGCTCAAGGATATTAATTTTATTCTAGAAGAATATGATGGATATGTTGACATTCAAATCGATGAGTGGGATTTTGCTCATGAGGAAGAACTAAACCCTATTATTTACGCAGAAAAAGTCACTCTATGTATTCCTGGTACATATGATGAAGATGATGATGATGAATGGGAAGATGAAGGAGATGATGATGATGAATATGATGAAGGAAAAGATCCATTCTTTGATCACATGGATGATGATTCCTGGAAATAAGACTAAAATAAAAACATTTATGAAACTAATTAAAGAATTCCTATTTGGCAGACGTGCAGAAGCTGTCTGTCAGATTAAAAAAGGTTATCACACTGTACAACCAAAGCTTCATTCACAAGACTTCTACGAATGGTGTAAGGAGTTTAGAGTGGGCATTCTGTCTGATCGTAAGCCTATAAACTATTAATTATGGGAATGGATGTTTATGGTATTGCTCCTCAAACAATTGGGGACCAACCACAGAGACCAGAAAACTGGGACTCTATAACAGAATATGAACGTGATATGTATTACAATGATGTCAGTATTTGGAAAGTTAATAATCCTGGCACCTATTTCAGAGCTAGTTGCTGGTCTTGGAGACCTATTCACGCTATATGTGATATAGCTATACACATTGCTGAGCTCCCTTTTGATACCAATGAATGGGGAGAGAACAGTGGGTTTGGCTTAAAGACACAACAAGAGTGTGATGCACTGGCTGAAGCTATTGATCTCTATTTAATACTTAACAATGCCAACATGTATGACATAGATGATACAATGTATCTCTGTCTTGGTAGTTGGAGTACGAGCGATGGTGAATTTATAGGAAAAGAGCTAGAAGATAAACTCAATCAGGACCATCCTAGAGGTACAATACTATATCGTGGGGTGGTGGCTGATGATGGTAAATTAGCTTGGCCAGCGCACAGCTGTCCTCTATATCACATACAAAACTTTGTAACATTCCTTCGCAAATGTGGAGGATTTGAAATCTGGTGACATGACTACATATGCCCAAACCCTTGCTGCTCAGCCAGACAGAAGGAGAAAGAAGGAGGTCAGAGACTTCCTTTTTTCTTTATTTGCAGGCTTTGAGCTAAACAGAATAGTGGGACTCGCAGGCCCACATATTGAAGATTATATAGAATTCTGTAAATCAAAAGGATATACAGAGTTTGAAATCTATGAAATGGACAAACTAACTGCCTTACATCAACTAGTTCATCTTAACGATAGTGTACAGCTTAAACTCAAAAACATTTTGGAAGCTAATCCTGACCAACCTGGTACACTGTATGATTTAGACTATTGCGTTACAGGTAGATATATGAAGGAACACATGATGAGATTCAAAAGCAACTTCATTATGACCTTCTCTGGTAGAGTGTCCTTAAAAGAAACAATGGATACATTTTTTGACGTGAGACAAGAAAAGGTGGTAGACATGGTGGAAAATAAGCGTCCTATGAGACATAACACTTATTTTACTAATAAGGGTGTGTACGTACAGCTATCCTACCGTGACACATCACCTATGTTTTGTATCGCTAAAATTGCTTAATCATGGCTATTGTAGACATCCCAGCTCGTGTTTGCCCACATTGTGGTGGTACAAGATGGAGCTTAGAACCCAAAAACACAGGGTTTGTACGCTACAGATGTCCTGTATTAGCACTAGAAAGGCGCAAACGCTGGAAAGAAAAGAATCCTGACCGCGTTTTGCAACATGAAAAGAAACATGCTGCAAAAAGAGTGGCTGCAGGGTATTTTAAAGAAAGAAGACAACTAATTAAAGAACAAACAATTATTAATCAACAATTAAATTCAAACAAAGTGGCAACTAACAAATTTTTCTACAACTGGAAAGAAATCAAAGAACTAAAAGATCTCATTCGTACAGGGGAACCTATTTCACGTATTGCTAAAAGAGAGTGTGCTCGTTTCAACACCAGTGCTCAAGCTTTACAAATGAAAATGTACAAGCTTGCTAAAAGTACCAATAATATTAGAGAGTGGGAAGGTCCTAAGAAAATACGTAGAACTAAGGCTCAAATGGCTAAAGCACAAGCACCTACCAACAAAGGGCTCACTGTTCCTGAAGGAACCACATTTGAGGGTACACCCAAGAAAGTGGAAATCCACACTGATCACTTCCGTATTTATTTCTAAATCCATAAATACTCATCCTTATGTCAACACTCGTCTATCGCTCTGCCTGGAGCACAGTAACACCCTTAGTTTATCAAGATGGCTCTGATGACACAGCTGTTAATGAATTCATTGACAGAGTGTTCAAAGCTAAATTGCGTACAACAAGATTAGTTCTTGATAACAACAAGATGTATTACAAACCTAGTAATCAGTACAAAAGATTTGTTGTTCGCATGCGAAAAATTAAGTAGATTTGGGCTACGGTTCCTACTCTCATTTAGAGGGTAGGAACTTTTAAATCCAAACCATATGGCAAAAGACAAATGCGTACTATGTGGCGCAGAAACTCCCTATGATGAGAGTGTACACATAGATTATAGACATGGATATATTGAAGGAGCTGGACAGCTCTGCAAATCCTGTTATGATAGGGGAACAAAACGAACGCACATCACTATTCCTGCGGACGTTATTTATAATACCCCGAATGATCAAGAATTAGGACAGAAGGTGAGAAATATTTATAATCAAACTAATTAAAATGGCTACTAAAAAGAAAGCTGCTCCTAAAAAAGCAGTAAAAAAATCTGGATACCTGTATATTGATCTATTTAACAATAACACTGCAGATGTTCAGCTAGATTGTACTAATGGTGAAATGATAGAAGCACTTGCAACCGTGTTCAGTGATGCTAAGCATCCTGTCACTAGAATAGTTGTTACAGCATTAGGTTTAGCAGTTACTGAACTGGAAAAGAAAGAAAAGAAAGTTAAGAAGAAAGCAGCTACTAAAAAGAAGAAATGATGAATGTGATCATTTATGATATCGAAACCTTAAAAGAATACTTTCTAGTGGTAGTATTAGTTCCTCAAGAACCGTATAGAGTATTTAAAGTTAATCAAGAAGAGAACAGTCTGGGTGCGTTTGTTAAGTTCACCGAGCAGTATAAAGATTATTATTGGGTGGGCTACAATAATCTTCGGTTTGACTCTCAAGTGGTGGAATGGGTACTGCGTAACAATGAATATTGGCATGAGCTTTCCAACTTGGAAATAACAGCCAAAATACACCAGAAGGCAGCTGATGTCATACATGACGCTAATTTCGATGTGTTTCCTGAATTTAGGGAGTATGACCTAAGCCTCAAACAGATTGATCTCTTCAAGATTCACCACTTTGACAACAAGAATAGACGTGTTAGTCTTAAGCGCTTAGAGTTTGAGATGGACCTTGAGAACATTGAAGAAATGCCTATACACCATGACAAGACAAACATGACTAGGGATGAAATCATCCTTACGACAGAATATTGTTTGAATGATGTGTGGGCCACTTATCAGTTCTACAAGGTGACTATTGGTGATACAGATCATCCTTTGTATAAAGGTGATAACAGAATACAGCTCAGACAGGATATACAGGATGAGTTTGGCATTCCTTGTCTAAACTATTCTGACAGTAAGATTGGTGATGAGATGATCAAAAAGTATTACTGCCAGGAGAAGGGTATAGACTATAGGGACCTACCTAAAAAGGGTAAGTTTGAGAAGAAAACTTATGTCAAAAACTGTATTGCGGACTATGTACAGTTCCAAACACCTGAGCTGCAAGAGTTTCTAGCACGCATCAGAAAGATGAGTTTGGGTATGCAGGATGATTTCAAAGAGGAACTACACTTCTATAACAATGTGTATTCCTTCATGAAAGGTGGTTTGCATACAGAGAACGGTCCCAAGATCTTTGAAGCTGATAATGAGCACGAGATTATAGACTGGGATGTATCCAGCTATTATCCAGCCATTATCATTAACAATGGTCGTTATCCAAGACATTTGGGTAAAGAATTCCTTCAGGGCTATAAGACAATGTTTGAGAAAAGATTGGAACTCAAGCCTTTAGCTAAGAAGGACAAGAAAATCAAGGGTATTGTAGGAGCACTAAAGCTTGCTGTAAACTCAGTTTATGGTAAGAGCTCTGACATACAGAACTGGATTTATGATAGACAGCTCACTATGTTCACCACCATTACAGGTGAGCTGAGCTTAATGATGCTTATAGAAGCTTATGAACTGGCTGGCATTAATGTCATATCTGCTAACACAGATGGTGTAACAATTATGATCAAAAAATGTTACATAGACAAGATGCACGAGATAAACAGCTGGTGGAGTGAGCTAACACAATATGAGCTCGAGAGGGCTGACTATCAAAAGATTATATTTTCCACGGTAAATGACTATCTTGCAATAAAAACAGATGGAGAGATCAAGAAGAAAGGCGATTTCCTCACGGATTTTGAGCTTCATAAGAACAAGTCAGCGCGTATTGTCCCAATGGCTCTGGAACAATATTTTGTTAGT